AGGCAAGGTCTCTCCCCGATGTTTTTTCCAAAAGGAGGTTCATCCGATGGCTGCTCGGAAGACTCCTTTGCGTGCTGTTTCGGCTGATGAGAAACCGCCTGCTGGTAGGCCGAAGAGTGTTACTGAGGCGGCTAAGGGTGGTTCGACTCGTGAGTTGTTGGCGGCGACGAGGGATCGGATTGCGGTTGCTGTTGAGGATCCGAATACGCCTGCGCGTGATTTGGCTGCTTTGTCGAAGCGGTTGATGGAGACGGTGCGGGAGATTGAGGCGATTGACGCCCGTACTGAGGAAGCGGAGTCTCATGCCGAAGTCGAAGACGGGAAGTTCGACTCCGCGGCTGTCTGAGTTTGCTAAGGCGTTCGTATTCCCGCGCACTATAGAAAAGACCGTTTGGCCTCGGGTCGAGGCTAAGGGTTCTGAGTTGGGCCTGGGGTTCGATTGGTGGCAGGCGCAGCTTGGGACGGTTTGCCTTGGTTATGACAGCCGCGGGAAGTACGCGGCGACGGTTGGTGGTATTGGCCTTTCAATCCCTCGGCAGGTTGGGAAGACCTACTTTGTCTTGGCGATGATCGTGGTTCTTTGTGTCCTGTTTCCGGGTTTGCAGGTTGTTTGGACCGCTCACCATTTGCGGACTTCCACTAAGACATTTACGACGCTGCGGGGAATATGCCGACGTAGGAAGATCGCCCCTCTCGTTCGCGCCATGCGTGCCGCAAATGGTGAGCAGCAGGTTGAGTTCACTAACGGCTCGATGATTATGTTCGGTGCCCGCTCGCAGGGTTTCGGTCGAGGCTTCGATGAGATTGACATTGAAGTGTTCGATGAGGCGCAGATCCTCGACACCAAGGCGCTTGAGGACATGATCGCCGCGACGAACCAGGCCCGCAATGAGCATGGGGCGCTGTTGTTTTTTATGGGCACCCCGCCGCGCCCGTCTGATCCCTCTGAGGCGTTCGAGTCTCGTAGGGCCAAGGCTCTTGAGGGTAAGGCCCCGAACGCTGTCTGGTTGGAGATTGCCGCGGATCGGGGCTCTGATCCTGACGACCGCTCGCAGTGGCCGATTATGAACCCGTCTTTCCCTCATAGAACGCCCGTCGAGTCGATGGAGCGTTTGCGGGAGAACCTTGGCGATGATGATTCATGGAACCGTGAAGGCCGCGGCATATGGGACGCCATGGATTCGTCCCGGGTCATTGATGAGGATTCTTGGAACCGTGTGGCTGATCCGGCGTCGATGGCTATTGAGCGTCTTTCGTTGGCTATTGATGTTCCCCCGAATCGTTCGGTGGCTTCTGTGGCGCTTGCTGGTCAGCGTCCGGATGGGCGTTGGCATGTGGAGCTTGATGACAGCCGTAAGGGTGTTGACTGGGTTATTCCATGGGTGGTTTCGCGTGCGTCGAAGAACAGGTTGCATGCGGTGGTTGTTGATGAGATGTCTGGTCTGGTTGAGGAACGACGGGGCAGGCATTATCTGATCGGCACGGATGTTGTCGTGACCCTCGCGGCTGCTGAGGGTCGTCATATGGCTATTGCGTGCGCGAAGTTCTATGACGGCGTGATTGACGGCTCTGTGATGCACACGGATCAGCCGCAGGTGAACGTTGCGCTGTCTCTTGCTCGGAAGCGTCCTTTGGCTGGTGGTTGGGCGTGGAACCGGAAGGACGCGGCCTCGGATATCACGCCTGTTGTTGCTGAAACTCTCGCCCTGTGGGGCGCTCAAAACGAAAATGTGCATCGCCCGTCGAGGCGTGCGGGATCTAGGACGGCGGTGGTTCTGTGAGCTTCGAGAAGCTGTCTGTTCCTGGGCTTAGTGATGATGAACTGGCGGCACTGAACCTGTGCGCTGAGGAATTGGATAAGAAGTCGCGGCGCAACAGTTTGCGGTCTTCTTACTATGACGGGAAGCGGGCGGTCCTCCAGGTTGGGACTGTCATTCCGCCTCAGTATGCGTCGATTGGGTTGGCTCTTGGGTGGGCCGCTAAGGGCGTGGATGGGCTCGCTAGGCGTTGCAATCTTGAGAAGATGATTTGGCCTGACGGGGATCTTGATTCTCTTGGGATGAGCGAACTTGAGGAAAGCAATTTCCTGTTCTCGGAGATTTCGCAGGGGCGCACTGATTCGCTGATTCATGGCGTGTCTTATCTGATTACGACCAAGGGTGATACGGGCGCTGGTGAGCCGAAGTCTTTGGTTCACACCAAGGACGCGCTGAACGCTTATGGTGTGTGGAACCCGCGGCGGCGCTCCCTCGATAACTTGCTGTCTGTGACGGCCCGCAAGGACGGGAAGATAACTGGTTTTGTCCTGTACTTGGATGGGCTGACTATCAGCGCTGACAAGTCGGATGGGACATGGAGTGTGGACAGGTCGCCGCATAAGTGGGGCGTTCCTGCTGAGCCTTTGGTGTACCGCCCGCGGGGTTCCCGCCGCATGGGTAGGTCGAGGATTACCCGACCTGTGATGGGTCATCAGGATTCGGCGTTGCGTGCTCTGGTTCGGCTTGAGGCGCACATGGATATTTACACGATCCCGAAGCTGATCCTGCTGGGCGCTGATGAGTCGATCTTCAAGAACGCTGATGGCACGGTGAAGACTTCTTGGCAGGTTGCCTTGGGCCGTGCGTTTGGGATCCCTGATGACGATGATGCGGTGAACCCTCGTGCTGATGTGAAGCAGTTTGACGCTCAGTCCCCGGAGTCGCATTTGGCGCAGTTGAATGCTCTGGCGAAGTTGATGGCGCGTGAGACGGATCTTCCGGATTCGGATTTCGCGTTGACTGACATGGCGAACCCGACTAGCGCTGATTCTTATTCGGCTTCCCGTGAGAATCTGATCGCTGAGGCTGAGGGGGCGATGGATGACTGGTCTGTTCCGATCCGCCGCACCGTCAATAGGGCTTTGGCGATCCAGAACGGGCTGTCTGAAGTCCCTGAGTCGTGGGGGTCGATAGAAACTAAGTGGCGTTCCCCGATTTATCTTTCGCGGGCTGCTGCGGCTGATGCTGGGGCTAAGCAGATCGGCGCGGTTCCTTGGCTTGCTGAGACTGAGGTTGGTTTGGAGTTGCTTGGGTTGGATGAGCAGCAGATTCGGCGGGCGATGGCGGATAAGCGGCGCGCTGCCGGGCGTGCTGTTGTGGCGGCTTTGACGCCTCAGCCACAGGCTAATGCTGACGGCGGGTGAGTCTAAAGCGGCGCTGACGCTGGTTGTTGGTCAGGCCGTGACTGCCGCTATGACTCTGCTGGGTCGGGCTTCTGGTTCGCCTGAGCAGCAGCGGGCGTTGTTGCTGGAGGCTGCACCGGCTGTTGTTGCTCATTTTTCGTTGGGGTCTTCTGCTTTGGCGGCTGATTTCTACGACGATGAGCGGGAACGTGAGGCGGCCCCGAAGCTCTACATTGCTGAGCCGGTGATCGTTGATCGTACTGAGAAGATCCGGCGCGCTGTTGCCTGGGCTTCTGACCCGTTGTTCACGGATGATCCTGGCCCCGCTGCGGGGCGTCTTGCTGAGGTTGTGCAGTTGGAGACGGCCCGCCCTTACCGTGACACGATCCTCACGAACCGTAAGCGCGATCCTTCTGCTGTGGGGTGGCGTCGGGTAACGAGCGGAGGTTGTAAGCTCTGCCGGATGCTGGCGGACAGGGGCGCGGTGTACAGCGATACAACCGCACGGTTCGCCGCTCACAGTAGTTGTAAATGCACGGCTCAGCCTGTGTTCTCGTCCAGCGACTACGGCGAAGAGGCGAGTGCCATGCAGTACTTGGCTAGCCGGAAACGCAGGACAGCGGAGCAGCAGGCACGGCTCCGCGAGTACTTGAACACTAACTATTCAGACTTCCACGGGTAACCGTGGGAACAAGCGCTACGGTCGCGCTTCAAGACCGGTCTTACGTTCGACGGAACAGAAACGGGGATAATCCGATGACAACTGCACCCACAACACCCACTGAACCTACGCCTTCTGGTGAGCAGCAGCCTAGCGGCGAGCAGCAACCGCAGGGCCAGACGTTCACGCAGGCCGATGTTGACCGCATCGTTCGCGAACGCCTAGCTCAGCAGGCGAAGAACAAGTTCGGTGACTACGACGAGCTGAAAACCAGGGCGGGCGAGAGCAGCACCTT